AACGACCACGCATGTGATTCCAGAACGCAGTCTTATACGTCTCACTCTTGACACCCTTCTTCGCGTCAAACTTGCCGCGATCCGGCTTGCCCACCAGCGGCTGATCCACCGGCTCATTGAGCATGCGCTCCATCTGCTCAGCACGCTCCATGCGCTCGATAGCATGGCCGAGATCGACAACGTCCTTTTCCATGCGCTCATACTGTGCGGTATCCTCTGCGCTCATGAGGCCATTTTCATCGGTATGCGTATCCAGGAAGTCCTTCGCCTGATCCCAGATATCGCTGCGCTTCTGTCTCATTTCAATAACCTTGCTCATTTTCGTATCCTCCTTATTTCGTCGGTTTGATCAAACTCAGCCGCTTGTGCAGCTGGTCTACAGGTGTTCCCTTTGCCTTTTCTCGCTTTTCGGGTTCGGGCGCGGGTACTACTGGACTCGGTGGCTGCGCAGTATTCTGAACAGGACGCCTAGCCCTTGATCGGGTCAGCCAATTCTGTACCTTTGCCTCTGCTTCAGCACGATCCACAACTCTCGGTGCCGCTGAGTTGAACAGCTCATTGCTCGGAACATCCTCGACGATGCCGTCAATGAACCCTTCAGCAAGTGCCTGCTGGGCATCCATCCACGTCGTTTCACGCATCATGTTCGAAAGCTCTTCACGGCTTCTCCGAGACCTACGTGCATAAACGTTGAGAATGCTTTCTTTGCAAGCCCTGAGCAGTCGAATGGCTTCACTCAGATCGCTCTCATTACCCACAGCCATGCAAGACGGGTCGTGGATCATAAAAAGACTGCCCGGTGTCATCTCGACACGATGGGCAGCCTGCGAAAGAACTGACGCTGCCGATGCCGCAGTGCCCGAGATCACAAGATGAACCTTGCCCGGATATGCGCGTACATCGTCGAACATCCGCGTTGCAGCATTGCAGTTGCCACCATACGAATTGAGGACAATGCGTACATCATCGGCGTTTACGTTCTCTGCGCCATACAGCTCCTCATGAAGTGCCCGAGGCGTAATCTCATCGCCATACCAGACATCTTCATCGATGTAGCCATTAAGGCTGATGGTTCTCATTACTCTCACCTCCTACTGCAGCAACAACAGCTGTTGCCGCGTTGATCGGAATCATATTGCCATTGACCAGATAGAGGTTACCGCCATCCTCTTCAGCAATGGGATTCAAGTTCTCGAGCTCTCGGATGTCATTGGCATTCATCCAGCCGTTTTGGCGTGCGATCGCATAGCCCTCCATACGGGACTTGTAGTCACCCCGCAGAAGTCCGTCGATATTGAACTGAACATAAAAGCGCCCTTTCTCCTTCTCAGAGAAGAGCGCTCGATTGATCGATTGTTCAATCCGAACCAGCCATGGACGGATGGTATGAGTTGCAAACGAGATCGACTGATGCTCGATATTGGAAAAGGTGGCGTGTTCAAGGTCGCCAACCAAGTGCGGCGGCACACGATAGATCCGGCAAATCTCAGACACCTGAAACTTACGCGTCTCTAGGAACTGTGCCTCATTGTTCGGCATGGAGATTCGGTCAAACTTCATGCCCTCTTCAAGAATCGCCACTTTGCCAGAGTTCGATGAACCGCCATAGGCTCTTGTCCAGCTCTCGCGCAGTCGCTGCGGATCCTTGACTGTGTTCGGGTGCGTCAGAACGCCAGAGGGGGTTGCACCATTGGAGAAGAATTTGCTTCCATACTCCTCTGCCGCGATACCCAAGCCAATAGCGTTCTTTTCAAGCGCGATCGGCGAACAGCCCATTACGCCATCAAAGCCTAGACCCGGGATGTGCAGCACATCCTCTGGCCTCAGCTTTACTGTCTGACCATCATTGGTCGTGTATGTGTATGTCAATTGGCCATTGCTCTCTCGATCCACTTCCATGCGATCCGGCATAAGCGGATACAGGCTCAGGATCTTATTGCGCCCGTTTCGAATAATCTGGCAGTAAGCATTACCCCAGAGCAGCAAGTGCGTCAGCATGACCTCACGCCAAACAAATGAGGTCATTTCTGCATTGGGTTCATCATGCAGAAGCTTATAGAGCGGATGCTCCAAAGCTTTTCTGTTTCCATCATCTGTTTGCTCAAATACATGCATCGGCAAACTCGCAATGGTCTCCGAAATAACCCTGACGCAAGCATAAACAGTAGACACCTGAATGGCAGATCGCGCGGTAACCGATTTGCCGGATGTACTACTTCCAAAGTAGAATACAGGCGCAGAACTCACCGAATCTGTCGGCTTATCACGCGCCTTGAAACGTCCAAAGAGCTTCAAGGGATATCCCTCCTATTCATTACAGGCCGCTTCCCGTCTTCTGATCATGGCACGCCTTACAGAGTGACTGCCAGTTGGACATATCCCAGAAGAGTTGTTTATTTCCTCTATGCGGAATGATGTGGTCAACCACGGTTGCTGCTGTGGCTTTTCCCGAATTCAAGCACAGTACGCAAAGCGGGTGCTTTCTCAGATATCGCGCCCGTGCCACCCGCCATCTGGAATCGTATCCTCGCTGCGCAGCATTCTCCCGGCTGTACAACCCTCGATGCTCTGCGCAATATACGCCATCCGATAGATTCGCGCAGCCAGGATGTCTGCACGGTCGTTGTGGTTTTCTCGGCATCAACGCTTCCCCTGATGCGTACCACTTGCCTTCGCCCTATTCGGCTTGGCAGGCTTACCCGTGGTCTTCGACTTCTTCTTTTCGGGATAAATGATCTCCAGTTCGCCTTCCTTGGAAACAAAGCGATCCTTTCGCTTATTCTCCATATTGCTTACCTCCTATTACTTCTTCTTTTTCTTTTCAGGCTCAACACGCAGATGGACTTCAGTGATCCGTCCATTCTGGACAGCCTTTGTGATCTTGAACGTTGTCCCTCGCTGGAGCAGGAATTCATTCTCGCTCCTGTAATGAGAAAGAGGCGCGACATAAGCGCCGCGTCCCATTCCTGCCGGAACCGTGATAATGAATTGATATTTGCCGCTGAAGTTCGCACCTTGCGAGGCTGAGGTGGACATGAAACCATTGTCTCTGAGCCTCACACCCGCTTTTGCCATTGCGTTGATCTCTTCGACTGTCTTATTGCCACCGAAGATTGCTCCGCCAGCACCACGGAATACTGTAATGCTTTTCTTAAGGTTGAAGTTACTCAGAGCCCTCGTCATATCCTCAACGCATTGCCTGATGTCCGGACTAGCTCTGGACAAACCGCTTATTCGCAGCGCGTCATTAATGTCCCGGTAATCATCACCGGTATATCTCTGAACAGCTGCAAACTCTAATCTGCTGAGCTTGTCGCGCCACGAGTTATACATGCCACTACTCGAATTAAGGCCAAAGAAAGCTTCGGACTTTCGTACATCCTTCGTTTTGAATGCATGGCCTCCACGACCTCCCATCGTCCATCACCTCAGTTCCCTGAGCTTTGTCTGATGCGCTTGGATGGGTACGATGTTTCCGTAGCACCATTTGGGGATTGCGCCATGAAAAAAGATGGTCGAGGGCTTGAGCCTCGCCATCATTTCCGTATAGCCAAGATTAAATAGATACCGGCTTTCATTATCCTTTTGCGTCCCAACCGAAGAGATTGCCACCGCTCCACCCACTGGCTCCCCGTCAAAACACCAGTCAAAGCTCTTTTCATCGCTCCAAGAGATGCTCGGGATGACGGTCAACCCGTGTTCCTGCCAATACCTGCCCAGCCAATGCTTCCTGTAATGGTTGTAAACCTGTACTGCCAATGGAAAGTCGGTATACAGTGAGAAATCCGGTGTACATACGCAATGGAAACGCTCCAGCATGGGCATGTACAATTCAACGCCTGTCCAAACCCGGAAAAACTGGTAGTCATCCAAGAAGAAATGTACGCCTAGATCGCCCGGATTTGGGCATCGTTTGGCTTGATTAAAGCCGATAAAGTTGCATTTATCAAGCAAAACTGGAGCAATCTCCGGGATATTGTATCGACCTACGCCTTCATACACGGCCTTATCCAGATTCTCGCAGTTTCGCATCCACCATGGCATGCCATTCCTCCTTTCAAAAGCTCAGATAATAAGAAGCCCACGGTCATCGTAGACAGAGCCACCGCCGCCCAGGTTCTTCATGGCACGATCCAGCGCCATAACCAGTGCAACTGCTCCGTCCACTTTTTCCGTGGACTTCTCTTTATCAATTTTCAGGTTACCAGCAGGGTCAGTTCGAACAAATGCGTTATCCATGTTCCATCGAAGCACCGGATGCCCTCCATGATTGAGCTTATGCTCAAGGACAATGCGCATCAGCTCTTTCGTTGGAGGCGACATATCGCGGAATCCCTGTCCAAAGGGGATCATGGTAAACCCATCATCCTGCAGAGCCTGAACCATCATGGTCGCGTTCCATCGGTCGTAAGCAATCTCCCGGATGTTATACCGTTCGCCAAGCTCGCAAATGAATCGCTCAATAAACCCATAATGAACTACATTGCCTTCCGTTGTTTTGATGAACCCCTGCCTCTCCCATGTATCGTACATCACATGGTCACGTCGAACACGCAAAGGCAACGTTTCCTCTGGCAGCCAGAAGAACGGGAGTACCGTATACGGCTCTTCCTCATCACCCGGCGGGAACACCAGCACCAGCGTCGTCAGGTCAGACGTAGAAGAAAGGTCGAGCCCTGCATAACACGCCCGTCCTTCCAATGCAATTGGATTGACAATACCGCCGTTTTCATCCCAGCGATCCATGGGCATCCAGCGCACAGACTGCTTTACCCACTGATTCAAACGCAGCTGTCGGAATTGATTCTCATCAGCAGGCGTCTCGAGCGCTTTTCGATAGGCATCTCTGACCTTGTCAATGGCGATCGTATGCCCAAGCGATGGATTGGCAATGTACCAATTCTTCTCATCCTGCCAGTCTGCGTTATCGGGTAGACCGAAAATGACCGGATAAAACCTCGGATCATGCTTTCTTCCCTCAAGAATGTCGAGTGCCTTCTGATGAACTTCCCAGCAAATGGAGTTACGATCTGTTCCTGCAGTCGTGAGGAAAAACCAAAGCGGCTGCTTTCGCGCATCGCCAGAGCCTTGGGTCATGACATCATAGAGCGCTCGTGTCGGCTGCGTATGCAGCTCATCAAAAATGCAAGCAGATACGTTGAGACCGTGCTTCGTTGCAACTTCGCTTGACAGCACCTGGTATATAGAGCCGGTTGGCTGATATACCATGCGCTTCATGGACGGAACGATCTTGATCCGCTTCATCAGCGCTGGGCTCTGCTTCACCATGTCTACAGCAACATCAAAGACAATGGCAGCCTGCTGCCGGTCTGCAGCACAGCTATAGACCTCGGCTTTCCACTCATCGTCGTTGACGAGCATGTTCAGCGCGATCGCAGCGCCCAGTTCACTCTTACCCTGCTTCTTGGGGATCTCTACATATGCAGTCGTATACTGTCGCATCGTAGGATCATCATCTCGAACGGTGCCAAACACATCCTTGATGATCTTCTCCTGCCAAGGCAACAGCTTGAACTCCTTTCCATGAAACTCGCCCTTTGTATGCTTAAGGCATTCAATGAATCGTATCACACGAAATGCCTTGTTTTCGTCAAATGCCATAAGTCACCTTATTCCATACTAAGTTGTTCCGATATCGCTGGATAATCTGGAAAAACTATGCTATACTAAAGCCGTTATTAACCCGAAGGGAGGGCCATTATGCCAAACTATATTCTGTATAACAACGATCAGCCTGTTGCACGCTTTGAGTTTGCTCAAGGTAAGATCATGGCGTATGAGCCCATTCTCCGAGAACTCTTGCCTATGCAAATCCGCGACACCTCTGCCGATGGATTTGTTCGCTGGATCTCTGAGCGTGCTATCGATCTGAATGCCGTGCAGCATCGCAATATGGTCATGCAGATGCTCGGCTCGCGTGACAAGCTGACGTTGGCTCTGACGACCAACATGTTCAGCATCTCCGATACCTTCACTTGTTTCGAAGAGGGAACTTTCACGCCACGTGACCAGCTCTGCGATCCGCAAGAGCACGAAGCCGTCAGCGATTACATTCTCCTGACAAGCGACACCTCTGTTCGCAAAGCACAGATGGTTACCCCCAACGTTTCTACGGACGGCAGCTATACCAAGACCTGGAAGTTTGAAAAGGGCAGCTGGTGGCTTTACAAGCTACAGTCCGCCGAAGCTACCCGAAGCGAAGTCGAAATCAGCAAGGTTCTGATGGCTTGTGGCTGGGACGCTGCCGAGTACCAATACGTCGGTTCCTATAGGAAGCGCGTTCGCAGCAAGAATTTCCTCGGCGCGGATGAATTCTTCGAGCCATACGATTCCTTCCGATACGCGTTTGCTGATATTAGCGATGATGAGGATATCATCATGGAAAACATTGCCTCCCTTGGCGACGATTTCCGCAAAGCATGGAAGCGCATCCTGCTTGCCGATGCTCTGTTCCTCAATGGCGATCGCCACATGCGCAATTTCGGTGTCATCCGCTCCTCTAAGACCGGTGAAGTGCTTCGCCTGGCACCGAACTTCGATAACAATCAAGCCTTCCATGGCAACCCGGACGGTAAGTACTCTGCTGCCATGTTCCGACTGTATTGGAAGGGCGCTGATGCTGAAGATCGTGCCAATCTGCAGGAGCTCCTCGCTGCATGCGCTGATAACAAGTATCTTGAAGAGGCTTATCAAGCCGGCCTCAACGCACTCAACGCTTAATCTCAAGAGACCTTCGGGTCTCTTTTTTTATGACCATTTTCCGCCAAGCAGCGCTTCCATCGGGTCTTCAGGCGCACCATGCTCAGCACCGTTACCTGCCATGATTCGAGCACGAGTCGCAGGGGTTAGTCCAAACTCAGAACAGAACGATTGCATAATCTTTAGATTCTGCTGTGCAATGGATACCTGCGGAACCTGCTGCACATATCCAGAAGGTGTTTTGAAAATGGAACCATGCTGCGTGATAAATTCCTCTGCTTCCTTCCAGCGTGCATATGCCTGGCAGTAACCGCAAAAGGCTTTTTCATCAGCCATTGTCAGTACGCCCATAGCCTCGAGCGCAGGAGCGAGGCGCTTCCATTCTTTCTTGGCCTCAGGAAGAAGCCAACTCGGGCATTTGATATCCCCCTTAGGTGGAATCGGCTCGTTAACATTGATGGGGCGCTTACCCGGATTGCCTTCGAGCAGTTTGAGCGCAGTTGGCTTAGGTTTTCTTCCTCTCGTCGCCATATAGAATCACCTCCTCTCTTGAAAATCTCATGCTTCAATCATCCATAATCGCTTCTGCTACATCTTCAAACGCCATTTCTTTTCCATGTCGAAGAACCTTGATATCTTGGGTCCCTTCCTTATAAGCTGCATATCGCTGAACGATCACGCTGGCATACTTGGGATCCAGTTCCATCGTGCGACAGATACGATCTGTCTCTTCGCAGGCAATGAGCGTGCTGCCGGAGCCACCAAACAGGTCGAGCACCACAGCATTGGGTGCAGAGCTATTCTTAATGGGGTAGGCCACAAGAGGAATAGGTTTCATCGTAGGATGATCGCCATTCTTTTTGGGTTTATCGAAGTTCCAGATGGTGGACTGCTTACGATCAGAAAACCACTTGTGCTTGCCGTTAGGCAGCCAGCCATATAGTACAGGTTCATGCTGCCACTGATAAGGCGACCTGCCCAGTACCAGAGAGTTCTTCACCCAGATGCACACGCCGCTGATGTGAAACCCTGCTTCTTTGAAAGCTCGTCTGAAATTCAAGCCTTCAGTATCCGCATGGAAAATATAGGCACTACCACCTTCTGCCATATGGCTAGCCATATTCTTGAACGCTGCTAGAAGAAACTCGTAAAAAGCCTCATCGCCCATACTGTCGTTCTGGATCGACTTTCCGTCTGCACTTTGGTACGCAACATTGTAAGGCGGATCGGTAACAACGAGATTCGCCTTCACACCATCCATGAGGAGGTTGACATCTTCCGCTTTGGTAGAATCACCGCAGACCATTCGATGCTTGCCTAGCATCCAAACATCGCCGGGTTCAACAAAAGGCTTTACTTCATCAGGATTGATCTCGCAATCATCGTCCTTGACATCCTTGTCGTGAACCTTGGAAAACAGATCATCGATCTCCGCTGCATCGAAGCCTGTGCAATCCATCTCATAGCCAGAAGACTGCAGGTCCTGCAGCAGCTCAGCAAGCGCCACCGGCTCCCACTCACCCACTGCCTTGTTAAGTGCGATGTTGAGCGCCTTCTCATCCTGGGGATCCTCAATATGGACCACTACACAGTCGATCTCTTTTGCTCCTTCAGCGGTCAGCACCTTGAATCGCTGATGGCCGCCGACAATATTGCCAGTGACCTCGTTCCAGATCACCGGATCAACATACCCGTAGGTATGAAGGCTCTTTTTGATCTTCTCATACGCCGCATCACCGGGTTTGAGGTCTTTGCGCGGGTTGTACTTTGCAGGCTTCAGCTTCTCAACCGGAATGCGCTGCAGATTCATTTGAGTGTTCACGTTATACCTCCTTACATGTTTGCTGATATCGAAAAAGCTGCCCCATCGGACGGCTGATTTTTCTTTTTTGGCCCCAAAACCCCCGGGCCCCAATTTCGCGAAAATTCACACGAGAGGGGCGCGCGGTCTCCTAGAAATAGCTCCCAGAGATTTGATCCCCCCTCCCCCCAGCACAACCCGTCACCGGGGCACACCGCAAGGCTGACCGCACGCGAGGCCCGGCTAGTTTCGGGCGGAGCAACCGCTGCGCAAGGCACACGCCCCAACGGCGGCAGCCGACGCCTTCTGCCGGGCAGGCGGCGACGCAACGGACGTCACGCGGGACAGCGCAGCGAAAATGTCGTAGCTCGTGGCGCGTTCGCGGGACGCGGGGCCTCGTCGGGCCCACGTTGGGGCCACACCAGGCTTTTCACGGGCCGCCGGGGAACCGGGCCAAGCCGGCTTCCGGGGGCAACGTGGGCCCAAATCGCGCCGCTGTCGCGGTTTCCGGTCGGTTTCAAACCTTTCGGGGGCGGTTTCGAACCAAACCCTCCGGCAAAACCGCGTCCGGACGGCGGCAGTTGGGCGCGCAGAAGCACAAACCGGGCGTTTGCTCGGCACGAGGCGGCGGACTGATCGGGGGAAAAACAGCTCGCTCGGTTACCGAAAGCTACACAAACCCTGTTCACTTCCCCAGAGCTTGATCCCGAACCCCTCGCGTACGCGTACGCGCCCAATAGGTAGGCTTTTTCCGTTTGCTTTTCTTTGTCGAATAAGAGCTGTTTTCCCCCGAAACACTTGGTGGTTCGGTCGGGTTGCTTTTTCCGGCCCACGGAGTGATGAATGTGTCACGGCGCGGGGCACACCCCACGAGCCGGGCCGCGGGCGGGAAAAGCCGCCGGGTCGAAAGGAACGCCCATGAAAAACCAAACCTTCGGTATCGAAGTCGAAACCACGGGCTTGGGCCGCGAAGGCACAGCTCGCGCGATCGCAGCCTATTTCGGCACGCAGGCCCGCTACGTAGGCCACCACTTAGGCGACTGGCACATTCCCATGCCCGACGGACGCAAGTGGGTTGTCGAGCGCGACGGCTCGGTGACGGACCCTGCCGCCGAGGTGGTCAGCCCGGTGTGCCGCTGGGAAGACATTGCGATGGTGCAGGAAGTCATCCGGCACATTCGCGCTGCAGGCGCGAAGGTCGACAGCACCTGCGGCATTCACATTCACGTTGGTCTCGGCCAGCACACGCCGCAAAGCCTGCGCCGCCTGGTGAACATTGTCAACGCAAAGGAAGACCTCCTCACCATGTCGCTGGGCATTTCCCCGAACCGCCGCCAGCGCTGGTGCAGACCGGTCGACCCCAACTTCCTGCGTGAGGTCAACCGCCTCAAGCCGAGAACCATGGAAGACTTCGCCAGGGTTTGGTACCTCAGCCAGGGCGGGTACACCAACTGGCACGAGAACGCGCACGACCATTACGACAACAGCCGCTACCACCTGCTCAACCTGCATGCAACCTTCTCCGAGGAACGCCCGGCGCACACCATTGAGTTCCGAGCCTTCAACGGCACACTGCACGCAGGCGAGATTAAGGCCTACATTCAGCTTTGCCTTGCCATCAGCGCGAAGGCGCTCACGACAAACGCGGCCAGCCCGGCTAGGCCTCAGACGGACAACCCGAAGTACACCTTCCGCTGCTGGCTCCTTCGCCTCGGCCTGATCGGCGACGAGTTCAAGACCGCACGAGGACACCTGCTCAAGAAACTGCCCGGCAACGCAGCCTGGCGGCAGGCCTCCTGACACAGCTTTCAAATCAAGACCCCGCCTGATGATGGCCCGGTGGCTCCGGGCCGAAACGCCGAAGCGTCGCGGGAAGCCAAGCTTCCAAATCAAGCAAGGAGGAACACCCATGGAAAACTACACCTACCGCACATTCAAAGTCGACGGCCAGACCTTCTGCGCGAAAACCTACCTGAATGGCCACACCTACGTTGAGAGCATTCACCCCTACGACGAAACCGAATACCACTGGGCCAGACATAAGGGCCGCGAACGGGACTACTGGATGATCTTCCGCAACGGCGAGTTCATCGACTATGCCAGCGACTACTACGACGGAGCAAACCTTACCCCTGAGGACATCGCCCGGGTACTGCTCGACCTCGACCGCCGCGCAAACCTTCAGCGCCGGGGCGGTATCTGGTAAGCTTCCAAATCAAGCAAGGAGGAACAACAATGGAATACTTCGAGACCGCCGCATACGCACACGCTCGTCTTCGCGAGAGCATCGAGGACTCACTCCTCGAGCTCGCAGGCCGATTGGAGCGCAGGGCTCAGAGCGAAGACAGCGCAAACTGGGCACAGGTTGGTGACCTGCGCAGGCTTGACGAGCTGCTTGAACAGGCGCTGGAGTTTTTCAAGGACACACCAAACTAAGCAAGGAGGAACGCACATGGAGAACTTCGACTTCGAAACCTGCATGGACATCTTCGACTGGTTCGACGATGCCGCTTTCGAATACCTTAACCACATCATCCTCAGCAAGGTCGACGGCGAAAAACGTGTGCGCCGCGCCTTGCCTGAGCTCCAGAAGAAAGCTCGTTGGCTAGTAACTCTTCACCGGGATACAGAGAGCGCATACCCGGTTGAGTTCCTCGATCAACCCGCCTGACGATGGCCTCCGGCACAGGCCGAAACCCTCACCGCCAAGCGCGGTGTTGGTCGCGGGAGCCACAGCTTCCAAATCAAATTGCTTTCATCACGGGCTTGACTTTATTGCCCTGCAGAGTGATGTATAGCATACCATCTTAAAGGAGGTCACCCATGCTCGAACGCTACAAACTCATGAAGGCCATGCACACCATCGTACGCACCATGAACAACGAGGACGCTTACTATGAATGGATCAACATTGTCCCTGATGAAGCCGATGATAATGAACTGATGGACATCGCTCAGGACGATGAGCTTTTTGCCGACTCCTGCAATGCTTTCAAATCAATCATGCAGGCGTACGGTGATGACGGCTTCTGCATCAACAACAAGGCTTGGTAACACAGCTTTCAAATCAAGGAGGAAACAACATGAAGTACATCGCATACGGTTCCAACATGGTCGAAGAACAGATGGCTTACCGCTGCCCAAACGCTAAACTGATCGGCACAGGCTACCTTCCCAACCACCGCCTGGAGTTCTACCTTCACGCAACGGTTGAGCGAAGCCAAGCCATGGGCGCAAAGGTCCCCGTAGCGGTTTGGGAAATCAACGAAGCCGACGAACACAGCCTCGACCGCTACGAAGGATGCCCTACCTACTACACCAAGCATAGGCGCAAGGTCATGATGGATGATGGTTCTGAGCTCTGGGGCATGGTTTACATCATGAAACTGATCCGGCCCATGCCGCCCATGGCCAACTACTATCACGGAATCAGGGATGCTTACAAGCAACTGGGCTTTGGCTCTGAAATCAACCAGGTACTCAAGCCAGCTCTTGAACGCAGCCGAAAGCGTCTCCGGCTCGCCCAGAAATGATTCGACCTAGGTCACAGCCGCTTCCAACTGGAGGCGGCCTTTTTTCGTTTGTCCGCTTTCAAATCGGCAAGGCCCTTCCCCCCAACCCCTATGCCTCTTGGCAAACGTGCGCCAACGTGGCGCAACGTAAGCCAAGAAGAAAAGCGCTAAGCATCCCTGCCTCGCACTTTCAAATCAAGTCTTCTCTTTATCCTTTGAGTGAACGAGCGTTTCCAGCGATCCATCTTCACCAACCCTGAACCTAACCATGACCGTACCATTCCTCGCGTCATAATTAGCCTGAAATGGATCAGTCCACAGTTCTGTCAATCCGGGACAGCTCTCAAATGCAAACAGCCGATATTCGTCTGCGTGCTCAGGTTCACGGCGACACTTCTCGCAGATCTCGGTGAGTGTATCAAGCTGATCCTGCAAGACTCTCATGAACACATCATTTACATCCAGAGCTTTGAAATCCGATGCCGGTCTTTCCGGCTGAAAAGCCGACCAGCAGGTCAAAGGTTGCGACTGATTCATGAATGCCAGCATCGCTTCCGCTGTGCCACATGCGTCACAGATATAAATGTCAGCTAGTCGGCTCAATGCATTCGTATGTACCGGATGCTTCATGGTTTCTGCGCCGCAGCGGGGGCATCTTGTTTCGCTGCCCTTTTCCTGAGCTGCTTTCAAATCGAGCAGCCTTCTTTTCATCTTCTCAGTCATGGCTTCCCTCCCTGAGTTCCTTTCGAAGCTGTGCGTACTTCGCTTTGTGCGCCTGCATGTCCGCTTCGCTCTTGAATGCAGCATACCCATTCAGGTGGCCAAGAAGTGTCTTTCTCGCCTGCTTGTACACCGCGCCGCCAAGCCCCATCCGCATTAGCCAGCTATTGGCATGGTACTTTTCGTTCTCTGGGTCTACAATCTGCTTGCAGGTAATGCGCGTCGCTTTCTGAGCGCTTTGCATAATCCCGTTGAGCAGCGTTCCGTATGCCACCCAGCGCGTGGGCTCTTCCTCACAGAACGGAGCAGTGAGGGCCACCTCTCTGTTCGCAATCCGCAGCCCACGCAGGCACCCTGCTTCAATGGCAGCCTGGACCCTCGCTTCGAAATCATCCACCGTTTCAGGCGGGTTTTCCACAATCGCGTTCACAAAGGACTCTTCAACATGCGGCTTATTACTCTGAAACATCCGGTTAATCAGCTTTTGCTTGCTGAACATGATCTTCAGAAGGTTGGTCAGTTGACCAATGCTCCACCCTTCAACCGGCATGATGATATCCATCTCTTCCACATGAAGCTGGCGCTCCACAGGTTTCTCTTCTTCCTGGATCTCCACTGCCACTTCGGCCTCCTCCATTATTGGTTCCTCTCCATTGTCGTTCAACCATCCATGTTCGATCAGCATCGGTTTGAGTT